ATCTACACCCATGCTGATGTTCATCACAATATCGCCCAACTTAACGCCTGGGTCTGCTATCGTGCTTGTCTCTCCTGCGCCATCTGCTAAAGATGATGCGTTCAAGGTTGCTGATACCGACCAAGTGTCTGAAAACAAACCCCTGAATTGGTCATTACCTCTGCGTGAGGTTACTGCGGTTGCGGCGGCCATATTATTTCTCCTAATTAGTTAAAAAAGTCCCCCCACCACTAGGGCAGGGGGCGCAACTGCAATTAGGCTGGTACTGCCAAAGCAAATGCAGATGAGGACTTAGCCGCACCAGTAGATGCCAATGTACGCAAAGCGGCAACGCCATACAGAGTGTCAGATGTAAACAATGTACCGAGGTATTCTTGTTTGTACTGAGTCTGCGCACGAACTGCTTGCTGTTCCACAAGAACCATAGACTCTTTGTGACCCATCAAAGCAATGCGGTCAGTCTGTGTACTGCCATAACCAGTATCAGCGTTAGAGGAAACAAACACGGGGATGCCGTACAAGTTACCAATCTCGCCATTACGGATTGCATCGCCATTACCAACAAATGCCTGTTCGGTATAACGAGCCAAACCCATCAATGTATTGCGGCTTGAGGGTGGGATCAAGAAGAAACGACCATCCATAGGAGTGTCATTGTCATCAAGGCGTTGGATAGTGCGGCGAATAGCGGCATCAGTCAAAGCAGAAGCGTTTGAAGATGTGCTGTTGTAAGCAGTAGTACCATCACCACCGATGTAGGCTTTAGTGGTTGTGTTAGAAGTTGCATAGTCATCAGTTCCAACAGTAGCACCATTGAAAGAACGACCTAACTGGACCAAATCTGTATCAACTTGTTTAGCCAATGCGTAACCTGCGTCACCAGTGTAGAAGTTACGGAGGCTGTTTAATGCCTGTGCTTCTACGATGTCTTCGATCAAGCGGCTATATTCATAGTGCTTGTTGATAGACACTTGGACTTCTGATTCGGTGTTAACGATCAGGGTAACTGCGTTTGTTGCGCCTTTAGCAGAAGCAGAACCACGAACAGGTGCTGGAATGTGAACTGTGTCACCTTTCTTGCCCTTGAAGTTCATCTTCATAACTAAGTTTGCTAAAACCAAGTTCTTTTTGTATGCCGCAATGATCTCATCAGACCAAATTTCGGGGATAAAGTTTGCCGCAGACGTTACTGTAACGTTATTGGCTGGGGAAAATGCTGTTGCCATGTTTAATTCTCCTTAAGAATCAATGATTTATCTTACTCTTCCCTCTTGGTATGCCAACATAATCTCATTTGATAATGCCTCGTACCTGTCAGGATCGTTCATTTTTAGCCGAATTAGGTCAGCCCTCCTGTAAGTACGCTTGCCAGATTCTCCTGATCCACCAACATCAACTGCGGCGGCTTTCAGATTATTCTTGCGGTTCGACTCTCCGTCAGAAGCCACTCGTTTAGTCTTTACACCACGCAACTCTTTGAAGGTAGATAACAACTCATTGGCACTATCGTAGTCAAACTCACCATCAGCCTTCGCATACAGCCCCATTCGTACATTTGAGGATTTAACCCAATTTACGAACTCTGGATCAGCAGAAATCTGCTGAAAATCAGGGTGCTCTTGCGATAACTTCTGCTGAATCTGCATCCTTTTGAAGTCATTAGCCGCTTGTTTAGCCGCTAATACATCGGGATGTCTATCAACTGTGTTCTGAATTGCTCTCTGAGGATTCTCAAAAAAGTCTACTTCAGGCTCAACTTCAGCGTGTTGGACTCTCTGTCCGAGATTTTGCTTAATCAACTCATCGGCTAATTTACGAACTTCTCCAACCTCTTGGGCTTGACGACCAACCAGTTTTTCAACCTCTTGGTGCATCTTGATAACGTCATCTAATGATTTATTCCTATATTTTTCAGGAATCTTAGAATCTTCTACCGCAAAATTGTCTTCAATCTTCGCTTGTTCTGCCTCTAACTCGCTAGGCATCTCGTCTTCTTGGTCTACTAACATACTGTTTCCTTTTCCTGCCACTAATGGGTTCTAGGAGATACACATGAACTCGACAACATTCTGTTTATGAGTTCTCTTTTTGCTCAGACTTTAGTTTGTCTAGGTGGCTCTTTTCAAACTTCCCATGCGATGACGGGAAATGACCTGACCACCCTTCCAGCCTAAAGGCAGGAGCAGAGATTGTTTTATAGGCTTGTGACCCACAATCTCCACATTGAATACTATCTGTCTCATAATCAGTTAGTTTTTCAATGCGCTGTCCGCATACGCAGACAAATTCATACATTCTTTTCATTCAATTCCTCATACGCTTGAGTGCTGACCTGTTTAAGGGTTTTTAGCCACGTTAGGATAGAAAGTTCGCCTTTTTTGAATTGTAGGCTTTTTTCATCAGGGATTGTACTGATATTGTTCAACGAATTTATCATATTGTCAATATCTTCCATTAAGTCCTTCCACCCCTCTGTCGCCATAGTGGAAAAACGCTCCTCATAATACTTTTGCAGTTCTGGGGTCATTGACATGACAAAACCCTTAGTTGAGCCGTTGTTGTGCAAGTATCCGTATTATTAGTAATATTGCGTAGACGGGTCTTTTCAGCCACGATAGCCGTTGTATCTGCGTTTGTTTCTTGCGCCCTTTGGAACAATACATCCTGTGCCGCCAACAAAGGCTTACGCTCTCTGCGTAATCTTGTCTTTGTCAATGCTTTGGCTTTGGTCAGATTGACTGATACTGTGCCGTTGCTCAGTTCCCATGCGTTAAAGAAATCGTTATCTGATTCTGGTAATGCAGATGCATCAACAATAATGGAATTTTCTGGCGTGTCTTTAGTTTTTACTTCTTCAATAGGAAGTTCTCCTGTTGGATAACAAACCGAAACACCACCATTTTCATTTGTATAAACAATTACTTTTGTCATTTTTATTCCTTATCTAAATACCGCAACAAAAACAGTTGGTTGGTCAAAATTACCAATAGTAGTTATACATAGTATTCTTACAGAAGATGTTGAATATCTATCCGAATAATTCCAAGACCCACTTTCACCACCAGTACCACTTGGATTTCTTCCGCCCATACTTACAGTTGAATAATTTGCATCTACCATTGAGGTTGTAAAATTTACTGTGTAGTCCCCAGTCCCATTATCTGTAATGCTTGATACATTAGCAGACCCACGAATCGAAACAGTACCAGTACCATTAAAGTTAACCCAAGCACGACATCCATAAGCCGTAGCAACAGAGCCGTAGCCAGAGTTAAATTGCAAGTTTTGTGAAGTATCAATAATGACACCATTAGTACCAGCACTTTGAAGTGTTAGCGCAGTAGCAGATGCACTTGAAAGTGAACTGATAGTAGGAGTCGTAATTGTTGGGCTAGTACCCAATACATTAGCACCAGTACCCGTAGAAGTTGTTACTCCAGTACCACCATTAAGAACTGGTAATGCCGTACCAGAATAACTTATTGCCAATGTTCCAGAAGTTGTAATTGGACTACCAGTAATTGATAAAAATGTTGGTACAGTTGCCGCCACCGAAGTAACAGTTCCAGATCCTGAAGTTACTGTTGCCCAAGATGAGTTAGTTCCATCTGTGGTCAGATACTTACCTGAGTTACTTGTCTGGCTAGGGGCTAGAGCATTGAAAGCAGTGTTAGCCGTAGTCTGACCTGTACCACCAGACGCAATAGCCAATGTTGCAGATAAAGATGCGGCAGAACCACTTGTGTTTTGATTCAGCGTAGGAATATCAGCGGCAACAATTGCCCTGAATGTTGGTGCTCCTGCGCTTCCATTGGGGGCGGCTAAAACATAGTTAGCAGTCTTAGACGCATAAGGGTTTAGCGTATCGCCATAGGCAGTTGCCAAGGAAATAGCAGGGGTAGCACCACCACTTGAGACAACGGGAGAAGTTCCTGTTACAGAAGTAACTGTTCCAACATAAGTATCGTTTGAAGTGATGGTGAAATTAGGATAAGTGCCTGTAACGCTAGTTGTTCCAGCACCCGTCAAGGCAACAGTTCTATCAGGAGAACTATTGGTAATAGTAAAACTAGGATAAGTTCCGCTAGTCGTTATTCCTGTGCCACCAGTTAAAACAACTGTCTGATCTGGCGCAGAATTGGTAATTGTTAAAGTGCCACTTGATGTAATTGGGCTACCAGTAACAGTTATTCCTGTTCCAGCCATAGCCGCCACAGAAGTAACAGTTCCTACCGATACAGCACCAGTTTGTCCATTAACTGAAGTAACTGTATTGCTTTGATCAATCTTTTGCCAAATTGTGCCGTTGTACATCAACCAATCGCCAATTTGCCAATCAGTAATGCCGTTTAAGTTAGTGCTTCCTGCCGTTGCAACTATGTAATAGTAGCCATTTGTGCCAACACTAGAGGTTAATGTAGGCGTATTGGTAGATGCGTTCCAAGTTCCTTGGTAACTAAGTCCACCAGCAACAGAAGACCAAGAAGTTGATGTTCCATTGGTTGTGAGGAACTTACCTGAGTTTCCTGTTTGACTAGGAATCAGGTTTGTTATCTGTGTTTGTAGGGATGCTAGGGTATCAATGACAGACTGAGAAGTGCCACCACCATTAGTAATAACTTTGATGGATTCTGCAAGGCTAGGAGCAAGCACTTCACCAACATTGAGTTCAACACCACTAGACAAGCCAATGATAAGGCTACCATCAAAATCAATATGAGCAGAGGTGACACTAACACCATCAATCCCGTCCACCCCATCACGCCCATCTCGACCATCTTTGCCTTTAATTCCTTGAACGCCTTGCTTTCCATTAAGTCCGTCTTTGCCATTCTTGCCATCCTGTCCATTTATGCCATCACGTCCGTCTTTAATGGCGTTAACTCGTTGTTCAATGGCAGTTCCCACTTCGTCATAGCGAGAACGGATGTCAGATTCAATTTTTTTCAGGGCATCGACTACTAAGCCTACATTTTCACCAATGCGTTGCTTTTGAACCTCTTTGGCTTGTGCAACAGAAGTCTTAATCCCCTCCAAAACAGCCAGTTGCTGTTCAGGATTCATGTTTTTAAGGATTAACTCCTTGGCTAGGCTTTCAATATCCATTACGCACCCTTCTGAGGTGTTGAAGATAGTTGTTTAGTCAGTTGGTCAAGGAAGTCTTGCTCCATTCCCTGCACTTTGTTGTTCTTATCAGCCATTTGCAACTCAACAATCTTGGATTTGTTCTTGATGTCTGCTTCTTTGAGCATCAACTCCGCAATCTTAACTCGTTTATCAAACTCACGGCTTGCCGCTTCGTCTGAATTAGGTAGGTTTTGAGTCATTGAGTTGGTGACTTTGGCTTGTACCTCTTGTGGCATCAACTGTGCCTCAACCATTGTCTTGGTTGCTTCAGCACGATTCTGTTCAGCCTGAGTCGTATTGACTGCAATCTGCGCTTGTGCCGCTTGCAGAGCCAATTGTTGCTGTGCTTGTTGCATTTGTTGCGCTTGTGGATCAGGTTGACTCATCTGAGCCAATGCTTCCATCAATTCATAGCGGTTAGTAAACGAACTATTACCCACAATTCCCTTCAAGATCAACGGCATGACAGGGGTATTTGGCCCTAATGTCTGCAATAGACCAATGAATTGCTGTTGTTCGTACTCACGGGCAATAATGCCAAGCGTAGCAGTAGGAATGAAGTTCATGTCCACAGAGGGATAACGCTCTGGGTCAAACTGCATATATCGGAAGGCCGCCTTCTTAATGAACGGCATCAAGAAATCTTCTTGGAAGTTCACCAAAGTGCGCTTGTACTTCTTGATAATCGAGGCAATTGCCATCGACATACCGCCTTGACCACCATCACGGGCTACGGCAGAGACTAAACCTTGTGAGTCTAGCGTACCAGTAGCCTGTAATAGCATCGTTTGGAAAGCAGTAGCAGTTTGGATGTTGCCTTGGTCAGTTGTGCCAAACTTAAATGGCATCAAAATCTCAGAAGGTGCGCCATTGGTAAGGATTGCTTTGCCAGGCTTGACTTCAAACTTAGCACCCCTTGGTAAACGGGTAGCATCCATCGCAATCATGGGGCTAGTTGTCAGGGCAAGAGAGTCTAAATGGCTACGGATTTGTGCATCCATCGCCTTTTGCATATTGTAGGCTTTCTCTACTGTGCCACGACCCATAACTCTATTGGGAACTGTGTCTGCTTGATAGGAAAGAATCGGACGATCCTTCATCATGTAAGGCGTTGGCTCTGCCTTCAACAACAATGAGTCATTGGCAATAACCACAATAGCCTCTACCAAGTCGGTATAGGTATCTGCTTCACTATTCTCAGGGAATAGGTCAACAATGTCTTTCTGCTCTTCAAGATTCTCAAGGTATTCCCGTGGGACTAGACCATAGTAGGTCATCAGACGAACCTTGTTGTCCTTAAATTGTGTAGATTCTTGGGTTGGCTCTAAGTCAGCGTCATCAGGATCGGTGTTAATGTCTACTTTGCGATACACGCCAGCCTCAATGCCTTGGACAATCTTGTGCATGGAGACAAACTTCTCCACAGCAACGCCTAAACAGTCATCAATGCTTGTGCCGTTAGGGTCAAACAGGAAGTTCTTAGGATTGACGGGGTTGATACGCACAGAAATGCGGTCTTTTTCCATTACACCAATGGCGGCTTGATTCATTTGGCCTGGGATTGGCTGAGTCGATGGGTAAAACTCTTTTTCAGTCTTAACAATGATCTCGCCTATGCCAGAACCATAGATTTCTGCCATCAAAACGATTTGGTCAATAGACTTGCGAACCTTGTCTTTGGAGAAGTCCTCCATTAACTGCGCTCTTAGTTTGCCAACATCTAGAGGGTTTCCATCAAGGTCTTGGATATCGTCTTTGATGTCAAAGTATTCGCCTTGACCAAAGATTGCTTCAATAATTTCAGCATGACGGGTTTCAACGGCTTGTTGAGTGCCAGGGGTTATTAGGCGACTGCGTTCAGATTCACGACTAGCGTCCTCTGCCGCCCACTCGCCACGGAAGATGCGCTCATACTCTAACCATTGGTCAAGATAGTTGCTATCTCGGTAGTCACGCCACCGATCACAGTGGTCTATAACGAAAGAAACTAACTCTTTGTCACCCTCCGTAGGTTCAACAAAGTCGCTCTGTCCTAGTTCTTCATCCATTTAAAACCCCGCTATAACATCTAAAGGTTGCCAGTCTTCATCTTCATCTCCCTCAAAATAGGAAGTGACCGCTAACTGGTCAAGATAACTGAGTGAGTCTGGCAAGTCATCGTGGACTCCTTGTGCAGGGAACATCAATAGTTGGTCAAGGAAAATATCCCAATCTTCGTCTTGATTCAAGATGATGCGCCCATGCTCAAAACGCCCTTGGAGACTCCAAATAATTCGGTCAGCCTTTTTCCTGTTGCCATGCGTCAAGTCAACTATATGCGAATATACATTATTTTTACGCATTAAGTCACTTAAATAGGGCAAAACTGCGTTTTTTAGTGCTCCTCGCTCAATTCCCACAGCCAAAGGACGATAGTCTCGCATTGCCATCAGTATCTTTGCCGCAGTCTCACGGATGTCCCAACGCCCATGAATTATCTCTTTTACCCACCACTTGCCATCCTCAGTCACCTTAACCACAGAGATAGCCGACTCATCTAGTCTCTTCTTTGAGTTAGCCGCTTGTTTTGCAACTTCCTCAAATCCTGCTAAGTCAATGGCTATGTAGTAACTGCCAACTTGAGGTTCTTCCCCGTACTTGATCCATTCTTCCTTGAAGATGTCGCTACCAGCATTGGTAAAACTAGCCATGTACTCTTGCTTGAAAGCAAAAGTAGACAGGGTTTTTTTGGCAGATTCAATCTCAGTTGGGTCAATCAGGGGGTTGTCTTTTGTTGTGAAGTGCCAAGACTTCCAGTCGGTGTCCTCTGCGCTCTCGCCCAATCTAAACAAATCGTAAAACCAGTTTCTTCCTTTGGGAGTTCCGATGAACATGGCTCTTCCTTTTTTATCGGAGAGGGAGGCTCGGATAACTTGTTCCCATGCTTCGGGCTTGATGTCTGCGACTTCATCGAGGACTGCATAGGTGAGTGAAACTCCACGTAGCGTGTCTGGTCTGTCTGCTCCACGGACGTAGATGGTTGCTCCGTTGATTGTCGTGATGTCTTGGTTGTTGATGTGCGCATTTTGGATAACTTCCCTTCCTAAATCCATTAAAACTTGCCAAATAATTTGTCGAGCCTGACCATTAGTAGGCGCAACATAAAGCACCGCAGAACCTGCTGGGCAACGCAATGCTTCAATCAATAGGGTGATAGCCGCCATACGGGACTTACCACACCGCCTACCAGCGGCAATGACCTTAAACCTTGTGGAATCTTTAAAAACTTCTTCCTGCCAAGGTAATAGTTTGAAGGATAGATCACTCATTCTTAGCCTCTATGTCTTCAGCATCTATGGTTTCAGGATTGTGTGTAATCTCGCCAATACCTGTGATGTTAATGGTTACAGCACTACGGGACTTGCCTTCTTTCTCAAACATACTGACTGGCAACATTCTGTCCATGCACAACTTAATGGCGGCTAGTTGGGCAGGGTGTTCATCATTCATGGCTATCTCTACCGCCTTGTGGACAACTCTAGAACCTGCACTGTTTATCAGGAGATTCTTTAATTCTTTGAGTTGGGCAGTCTCAGTCTTGGGGAGAGTAATGAGTTCAGGCTTATCAGCATAACTGGTAAGGGAGAACTGTTTGTTAGTAGAACCTTTTGGTCTACCACGGGGTTTAGTTTGATTCATGTACTTTTGTCCACAATAGGGAAGTTCCTTCACGCATTATGGCTTAAATCTTTTTGTTGAACAATAGGGTAATCCCTGATATAGTTATGACAACGGGGGCATGACCCACCCCTCTATGCGGTTGAGCCGACCAAGTAGGATAAACGTGATGAACTAGGCGAGTT